TTTTTGTATAGTCAGTTTATTATAACCAAAAAAAAGGGGACCCGAAAGTCCCCTTTTAGTCCTCCAAATTACTACTTACGCAGCTCCTGGAGAGCCAAAGACTCCTCTTGGATCCGAGAATCCAAATGAGTATCTTTCCCTTGCTTTGAATCTTACATTACCTGTATCGAAGTCACCTTCCATAGCAGTTTTGATTGGTGCTCTAACGAATTGTTTCATTCCGTTAGGTGCATCAGTCATAATGAAGAAAGCATCTGTATCAGTTAAATAATGATTAACTCTGTAGCCTTGTGGGAGCATACCCATTGAAGCCATAGCATTAATATCGTTATCTGATGTACCGACACGCTGAGGTGATTTCAATATTCTTTCCGCTGTGAACTGAAGTTCTTTTGGAATGATTAGTTTAACACCTTGTAACGCAACTTTAAGACCTCTTTCGTCAACAAATGCAGAGATATCAATTAATGATTGCTCTATAGATGTTTCTGATAGATCAGCAGCTGTAGATAGTTCGTTACGGAATGTACCTCCAATAGTTAGTGGATGGTCTGTAGCACAAAGCTCTTTTCCATCACCACCTGTGAAGCTACTGCTAAAAGCATTGTTAAGAACGTTTGCAGCTTTCACTTGTTTAGTGTTAGCCATAGAACGTGCTAATGCTCTTGTGTAACGACCAGCTAGTCTGTCATACAAGTTATCCTCAATTGCTTCTTCTGTAATAGCAAAAGCCATTGCGATAGTCTCGTGTGTGTATCTCGCTGTGTAAGATTCTTGTGCATCGTCAAATGTCACACCTGCACCTTCACTTTTCACAGGAGCCGAACCGAAACCAGACAACATTACTTCTTCTTCAAATGCTCTATCTGAGCTTTCTGAATCAAAAATTTCTGCGTGTTCGTTTTCGTATCGGTTGTATTCTAGTCCAAAAAGAGCGTTAAGCCCAGGCTCTAACTCTTTGACCAGTTGTGCTCTTGAAATAGCCATGAATTATCCTCCTTAAGCTAACCCAGCCCCTTTTTGGCCGAATATATGGTTTTGAATGACTACAAGTACATTTGTTGCATCCGAACTAACATCACTGTTATCAGGGTTTCTTGAAACATCAATAGCCTTGAGTGGTAGTCCAGCTGTTGTTGCACCAGTGGTTACATCTAATTCAGCACCAGATAAGCCTGTTGTGGTACTTCCAGAAGAAGTATACACAATATCAAAGTTACCGAATAAATCAGCAACTGGGAAAGCAGCATCTGCTTGAATTTCGAAAATAGCCATTGGGTCATCAATAATAAACGCTTCAATATCTGAAGCATTGGTACTTGCAGGATAAAAATTGGAAAAAGTTTCTTTTCCACTGGTAGGGTCTGTATAACGACAACCGTTAAAAACACCTACGATAGGAACTGTACCGCCATCGGCATGTACTTCTACACCTCCACCTGTGACTTGCATTACCATGTCACCTTTGAAGATTGCAGTTCCGTAGTTCGCAGCTATTCTATAACGATTTTGCACGTTAGTAGCAGGTCCGCCAATGCGGCCCACATGACGCATACCAAATGCAGCATCTTGGTTTGCCATAATAATAACTCCATAAAATTGTTAAACAAATGTGGTTACATAAGCTAAAAAATTAAGACTTTCTGTTACCACCAAAAGTTACACGAGATTGTCTGTCGATATTTACAGGCATCTCTGGTCGTTGTTCCTTTAAAATGTCGTTATCAACGGCTTTAACTTGGTCAACAGTCACATTATTAAAATACTGTTTGCGTTGCTCTACAATTTCTTCAGGTATCCTTGCCAACACAAGGCCACCAACTCCGATTAACCCCACATATTTACCTTCATGGATTACTGGATAGTCATGGTCACCGATTTCGTTTTGAACTTCTTCAGCTCTAACAAACTCCCAACCTTCTCTTAGTTTTTTAGACACATTACCTGTATCCATAAAACCAACACTTTCTACCCTTATCCAACGATGGCAATACCCTTTTGGTGCAGGGGGTGCATCTAAACTTGATGGAGGTGCCCAAGGTTTTGTGCGTTTTGCATTACTACCTTCCTGGCTCCTGCGTGAGGTTCTTTTCTTTACATCATCTGTCATATCGTTACTCCTTCACGAATTTAGCGTATTCTTCTAGTGGCACCCCTAATTTTTTAGCTATTGCTACTTGTGAACGGGTGAGTTTCACGCTTCTGCGTCCTTGCTGTTTACGCCCCGCCGAGGCAACAGTTTGAACGGGTTTACTTTCTTCTACCTTTTCGGTAGATGCAAACTTATGTGGAAAATATTCCTTAAGTCTGTTATTAACTTCATTGTAGTAGTCATCTGAGTCTGCGTCAAACCCCTCTTTAACTAACTCACCATGAATACTAAAAGCAGCATTGGTCATAACTTCATCATTACCAAACCAAGTATTTTCTGAAGCCCATTCTTTGGCTCTTGCACTTGGCTCTGGTGTAGTTGTTGCTTCTGGTTCTTTCTCAGTGGTTTCAACAGTCTCAGTTTCTTTCTTGTCAGTTTCATACTGCGTCATTCTCATTCTTGCTTTTTCTTTTTCAACAGCTAACCTTGTTAATTCATCGTTAGCTTCAACAATTTTCGCAGAATCATTTTCTTCAATTGCATCTTGTAGTTTGATCTTTACTTGCTCTCTTTGAGCATCAACTCTTGCATCAAATTCTTTAATGTAGTTTTCGTCAGCCGATAAAGATATAGATTTTTCTTTATCGTATTTATCTTTAAGACCTTTAGCATAATCTAAGGCAGCTTGTTCTCTACGCTCTGCCTCTCTCATTTTACGAGTTAATTTATCAATACGCTTTTGAGTTTTTTCAGAAACATCTTGTAGGTTGTCTTGTGACTTTTCAGGTTCTGGCTCAGATGGAGTTTCCTCTTTCTTATCCATCGGATCGGTATAGCCTAAATCAACCTCACCTACAGCATCTTTTACAGATTCTTCTGCGGGTTCTTGATTTGTTTCTATTTCAACATTCTCTTCTTGAACATCATCCAAATCTAATTCAACTTCCTTTTGTGCATCAGACATATTTTACTCCTAAAATAGTGCGAGGATATCCTCGGGTTTTTCAATGGTGCCAATAATTTCATCATCATTGATAATTCTATGTTCACCGAATTTTGTTTTAAACCTAGCTCCAGCGTATCTACCTATAACAACAAAGTTACCAATTTCACACCAAGGAGATAAAAACTTATTTTTATCCTGGTAACACATGTCACCCATCTTAACAACATAACCAACAACAGATGTCATTTCCGATGTCTCTAAGGTTTGTTCCGATAATGCAATACCCCCATCAGTCATCTCTGACATTTTCCACATTTTCAATAAAAGTCTATACCCGACTGGGTCAGGTAGTTTTTTTATATCGTTAATATAGCTTTGGGTTAGTTTATTGGTATCTTCTTTTGATGATGTACCTTTATCAGCAAGGTAATCTGGTTTGATAAGTTCAGACAAATTTTTACTCCTCTTCTTTTTGCAGGTCTTTTAAATCCTGTAGCAACAGCTCCATGCCGTTGAGTTTTCCTTTAGCAAATGCTAAATTTTCTACATCTTTGACATTATATACTATATGTTCCTTAGTGTTGTCAATCTCTTTTTCAATTAATCTTTTAATCGCAAGGATAGTATCTAGGTCATACATTACACACTTCCTGTAAATTTTTTACCTTTAACTTGAATATCTTTAATACCTTGAATGTCAGATTTTGCACCTACTTCACGGTGAGGACAACCACCTTTTGAAAACTTACTCATATCCTTATACTTTCCAGCAGGTATTCCTCGTTTTAATTTTTCGGTGTAATATCGATCACCTTTCTTTTTAAGACCATAGCCTAAATTTTCATCAACACTTACACCAAGATTAAATGTTTTATGTTTACGGCCTTTCAATAACATACCTGTTTTTGGATCACGACTAAACCCATGACCTTTTGCATCTCTTTTACCACCCAACTTATCAAAAGTTTTATAATCATAGCCCTTGCCTTCAGAGTCAAAATCACCGCCACCTTTGTTAAATTTAAAATCTGCACCTACATTCACCCTACCCGTTTCATCAAGACTAACATTAAATTTTTTATT